TGCTTGAGGGTCACGTCAATAGCACGAGGGGAGTCAGCACCACAGAGATCACAGTTACACTTCACACAGACCCCCTACACAGGCAAACTCTTGAGAGCTGGTAGTGTTGTCTTCCTGCTCGTAGTCCCTCAACAAGCCCCACTCAATTTCTGTTGGCATGAGCTTTGTCAACCTCTTGTGCTCCCGGGCAGTTAGCTTTTGATATGGGGCTTGCTGATAGGAGTGCTCAGAGTAAGGCAGAAAAGACACCCCGGTCATAGAGTTAAAATGTCTGTAGACGTACTCTCCTACTTCTAGCCACTCGTGTTCTTGTACACTGATGGTGACGCTAGGTTTGTGCTCACAGAAATCACGAGCGAACCCTTGCCATATATCTAGATGCTCTAGTGCAGTTAATCCCTCGCGGGTCAAAGCACCTTCAGGAGCTTCTTGTGGGAAAGAGAACACAACTTGAGTCTCTTCAGACCCGATACAATCCTCATATGGGACCCCCTGATCTATTAAGAATTGGGTGAGGGGGTCTTTTTTATCTGATCTAACCGTCCTCAGGTAAAAGCGAGAGTGGCGAGGATGAATACCGCTTGCAGTATCCGTTAACTGTGACACCGTACCGCTGGGTTTTACACACGTTATTGCAGCCGCAGGGGATATCTTCAGAAGGGTTGCTGCTGCTTTGTTGGTTACTTCCGCCACTATTCGCAGCTCCTCTTTCAATCCATTCTTTGACCGAGCTAGTAACTGATTGTCCATAATTCCTGTTATGCTTACCCCGAGTAGCCGCTCTTCTTCTGTATTTATTGTCCATCTCTTTGTCAACCCTTTGAAGTTGGTAAGACACGCTTGCATCGTACCGAGTTTTGCCGCTAGCTTTATCTTCCTGCTTAGATCAGCTTTTGTATCGTCAGCACGAGCTATCACTTCGGTCAAGTTACAGAACTGTTTCGGACGTAGGATGATCTCACTGCAAGGGTTAGTTCCCCACTTGTGACCTGTCTCCCGCTTACCATACTTCGCTACTTGCTCTTCGGCAGCACCTCTGTAGAACATCCCTCTCTCACCAGACTTGCTATCATACAAGCTGAGCCACTCCCGCATGAATGTACCTATGTTGGGTTTCTGAGTATACACTACAGAGTTATTCGCTAGGGCTCTCTGTGGGTTGAAGTCATGCCAAGCCCCCATCTTCGCGTCCCTAATCCTGTCGTCTTGTAGGTTAGATAAACTGATGAGAGCTGAACGTCTCACACCACCAGCTACGACTACCTCCGCTATCTTACACATGAGATCGTGGCATTCAAGAGAGTCTAGTCGGTCACCCTCTGCGTTGATAAAGGTATCTACAAAGAAGTGGAGCAGCAGGTCGAGCGGACCCGGACCCGACGCTCTCCCTCCGAATGTCTTCAAGCGTTCCCCTGCAGGGCGTATCTTCGACAAGTCCCACGTTGGTATCCTCCCTGCGTAGAGTAGGTTCACTAACTCCTTGAGACCAGCTTGCCACCCTTCCTTGGTGTCCGCTACCACGATCACGGTGTCCGTCTTCTCGAACTCCTCTGGTAGCTTGGGCATCTGGCTGATCTCGTCCCGCTCTACAGAGAACCCTACCCCAGTGCCATGCATCAGGATAAGAAGGGTCTCATCGAAAGCACGAGGGTCCGCTACAGAGAGGTACGCACAGTTATACGCAGCTATGTGGTTGCGTGACAGAGCAGAACCAGCCGTCATTAAACAGCGCATAGAGGGGACAACCTCCAAATTTAAAACAGCAGATTCCAGCTCAGGTCTCTCTTTTTTGAGGAACTTCTTCATCTCTGGGGATACCGACTCCATGAAGTCGAAGTATCGTTTCACTGTTTCTGACCACACTTCTCTGCGGCCAAGTTCAGGAAGCCACCTAGCGTAGTGTCCTAGATAAATAAAATTCTGATAATCATTCATCGACTTCCTCCAACAACTTGTTCAAATACCATTTCCCCTTTAATAAGTCCTTCCTAGCCATCCCTTTGTAGCGATATCGGGTGACATATTTCAGAACATTTCCTTGACAATACGCTTGGAACTGGTCTGGAGACATTGCACCACGAATGATATCAATAGTCTCTACAGGAGTGTGGTTGTAGTGCTTAGGGTGGTCCACTTGTTCTTGAATGTCACTACCCGACATCATGCACCACCACTCCATGCTGAAGGGTCTTGTCTCGTGTGGTGTAACGCCCCCTCGCCCAGCCGCCGCACTCTTGACACTGGTAACGCTGATAGTCCTGCGTGTTAGTCCGGGCTGTCCCTCTCTTCTGCAAGTTAGAGGAGCCACACTTAGGACAGGTTGGGTCTTCATTTAAATGGAAGACTCCGACGTTGGGGTGCTGCCGCATGTAAGGACGCATCCGCAGGTAAACCTCCTCCGTGACATAAACATCTTGAATGTTATACTTCTTCATCTCATTCCAAGCTTTTATGTTGCCAGCTTCACAACCCAACCACAGTTCATGCCCCGGGAACTCCTTGTGGGAACTCTTCTGGGCAGAGCAGCCGAGCATCTTAGCAATGTGCTCAAGCGTATTGATGGAAAATCCGAATTCTTTTCTTGCTGTGCGGAGAGTGTCAACGTCAAACCCTGTAATGTTGTGACCAACTATCATGTCAGCCTCTTCTAGTAATTCATTCAAGCTACCCAACAGAGTGACCTCATCATTCTTACGACAATCCTCGTAGTACATCTTCTTACTGTCAAGAAACTTTCCTGCGTAGGAAAGGATAGTGGTGTCCCGTAGCATTTGCTTTGAGCTGACGTTCTGTTTATACGCAGCCCATACGTGAGCTAAATTCGGGCTTGTCTCAATATCAAGAGTCAGGATTTTCATCGTTCTTTCCAAAGGTTGTTTTAATTACGTTGTTATCAACTTTTTCTTCTTTGTGGGTGATGTTCTCATCGGACGCTTCCTTAACCCGCTTCATCACTATCTGTAATTCTTCCATGATTGTAACGGTTCCAAGGTTAAGTAGCCCTTCAAGATGCTCATCGACGGTGAGAGCAGTTTCAATACCTTTGTATAGAATATGGGTGGGGTTGTCAATATCTAATTCACTATCAAACGATTTATCTTCCCCAGTAAGCTCTAAGGCTAGCTCCGTGCCGTTGTCATCGAAGCGGAAGACAAACCCTGCGTGACCTTCACTGACAAAAAGTAGACCCATTACTTGAGCCACTCCGCAGGTATCTGTCCGTTATCGCTCCAGAGGAAGCCGTGCTTGTCACACCACGCACCGTAGGTTGTCTTACTTTTCTTGTTCAGCCGGTTACGAGCGTTCCCAAACACAAACCGGATGTCGATCTCTGGGTGCTGCTCTTTAATCTTCAGATGTTTAGTTCGATCACTCGACAGGAAGTACCCCTTAACCTCAAGAAAAATCTTCTGCTTCTTCAAGTAAAAGTCTGGGGTGTATGTTTTCATCAGCAGGTAGGATATGTGATTCTCTTCGTAAGTGTACGCCACCTTTTTTTTAATTAGAGAACTGGCAACCTGTCGCTCTAGACCCGAGCGGAATCCCGCTTTACTCACGAGTCGCTACTTCAGACAAGTGTGTGTTATATTGGGCGGTCTTCTTCTTTAAGAAGTTCTTAATGAATTTATTTGTCTTGGGACACGCTTTAGCCATGTACTCACCCATAGCAAAGGGAAGAACAACAACCCCTCCGTGGAAGAGTCGCTTCTCAATTGGTTCCCAATCTTCTTGGAATTGTTTGATGTTACCCTCGTAATAGATGTCGGACCAGTGTCCTGACTCATCGTGCTTCCCGTGGACCTTCAACCGCAGCCCTACAGAGTTGTCATGTCCTGTCAGCTCGTTTACAATATGTTTATCAGCGTCAGCGTACACATACAACACTGCAGGGTTGCTGCGGAGGTCCCCCACTCTAATGTCTTGTTGAAGGAGAAGGGGCATCACTTATTTACCACAGGGTGTTTAAGCTCAGTATACCAAGTTAGCGGTGGGTTATTCGCTTCAGAGGTTGCTTTGG